TTAAAAGCTTTTCCAATGTCAATAATTGTATCTTTTACACCATCAAATATACCGTTTAGTTTATCAAAACCTTTATTTGTAGAATCTACTGTTTTCTCTACAACATCAGTAGATAAACTAGATATGTCTAGTCCACCTGCTACACCAGCTTTTTCATCAGATTTGTCCTTTTTATTTAGAGATACTAATTCATCTAAACCACCAATGACACCTAATGCTTTCTTAGCTGATTTAGCACTTTCTTCTACTGCTTCACTAGTGGATACCCCTACGTCACCAATTGCTTTAGCCACAGAACCGACTGCATTAGTAGCTTTTTGAGTTTGTCCTGTTATAGATGCTATAAAGCTAGCAAAAGCAGTTGCCGCAGTGTTTAAATATCCAACAAGTTGATTTAATACTTTTATTACTGGTGTTAATATATTTATAAATGCTTGACCTAATGTAGCTTTAAAGCTGTCAAAGTTTAGTTTAAGTAATCTAATCTGGTTTGCCCAGCTATTACTATTTCTAGCAAAGTCACCTTGTGCATCTTTGCTAACACTCATAAGGTAATTGTATCTTAACAATACCTTTTCTGCCTCCGACATTGCACTATATTGCTTAGTAATGCCTTGAGTAAGTGCAAAAGCCTGCAAGTTAGCTGCTGACATATTGATACCTAACTGCTTAAGTGGTACTGTTTCACCCATAATGCCACTACGTATCTTTTCAAATGCAGTTTTAGAGTCCAAGTTGTAGAATGATGCAAAGTCACCGGCTAAACCAGTTAATTGCATAGACATATCAGATACTTGCTCGCTAGTTAAACCCATACTTTTAAGCATAGCACCTAATGTACCGGTGTATCTTTTAGCCTCCAGTTCAGAAAGACCAAAGGCTTTTGCTGCTGACTTAGCGAAGTTGTTTATTTTATCTGCGCCATCACCAAAAGTAACATCGACAACGTTTTGTACCTCGATAAGGTCAGACGCTAAATCTATACAATCACTGGCGAACTTTCTAATAGCATTTAGTGAGAAGGCTATTCCTATTGCCGCCCCGACTTTTTTAAACATACTTATTAAACTACTAGCACCTTTATTAACAGAGCTTTTAACATTATTAAGACCAGCTTTTACATCTTTATTTATATTAGACATCATACCTTTAACAGAGTTGTTAACTGTTTTAACGGTATTATTGATGCTAACCATATTCGCCTTAAGTGTTATCATTAACTCCTTTATGCCATCCATTAACCTCACCTCCAATATCTATAATAAAATAGGCAGGTAACCCTAAAAGTCACCTGCCATACAAAGTCATATAAACAGTTTACTTGCGAGATAGAGCATCTAAGAAATATGCTAACTGTTTACTCTTCTCAAGTTTATCCTGTTTAGTTTCAATCTTAGGAGGCTTTCTAGGGAACTTTTTAGGGTTATTAAATGCAATACCTTGCAAACTTGCAGTATACCAAGCCATAGATAACTGAAAGTTAGCATTAGCTATAAAGTCCTTTTCTTTTGCCTCTGCAACCCTTATGATTTCAATGGGTTTCATTTCCCAAAATGCCTCATAGCTAATACCAAGTAAACTAGCCTCTGGATACATAGAAGCATATAGTCCAGACCAAGTCTGCCCTTCCTCTACCTCAATTACATCCCTTACGCCTCTAATTGAGTAGTCGCTATCTCCGACTCTGCCTCTTTCACCATCTTCTCGATAGTTTTCTCGAATCTCTTGCGTAGAGTTTTTGCCAGAGCCTTGTCTCTTGGTAAAAAACCCCCACTCTGCAAAGCCTCCACAATCTGCATAAGTGCCTCGAATACATCGCCACCATTTTCTATAAAAGTACAAAGTATATTATCTGCTGTTTCCTCGTCACAATTTCCATTGCCAGCTTGTATTAACCTAGTTATATTAGTTACGCTACCATCCAAGTTATCAAAGATAGAACCATATTTATTCTCAAAGTCTCTAATGTTTTTAGGTTTGTAGTCTAATGGTAATTTAGGTACTTTACCTGCCATATTAATCAACCTCTCTTGCATTATTTTTTAAAATTGAGGAGGTCACATAAACAGCAACCTCCTATATTTAATGCTTAATTACGCTCCTCCACCAGTTTTAGGTTTTGTAAATGGGGTGGGCTTACTTACTATCCTAATGGTAGCAGTAGTTTTTAACAATCCATCAGGCTCGATACCAGTTACTTTACAAGATAACACAAAACCATCGAATTGCTTATCCATGTTGCCACCAGGATCTTCGAATGGGAATGTGATAGCGTATTTATTAATAGTACCACTATCGAAGTCCTGTTCGAGAGCTAAATGAGCCTCTGGTGTGCAAACCATCTCAAGATTAAGGTCTGCGTACTTAGGTTTTCCAGGAAGAGCCTTCGTTATGTCATAATCTAGTGCATCATACTCAATAGCGTCTCTCTCTGCACCGAACTCCCCGATATTTGTTACATCAGTGTAAGTATGTGTAATAGAAGAACCAGTAGAGTCCAGTTTGTGTAATTCAGTGCCATTAGCTAATGTAGCCATATTAACAACCTCCTTTATATTTCTTGATATGTTATTAAGAAAGCCATCTGATAAACAGGTATTCCATTAGTTGTAGTACCCATCCTTTCTCCGGCTTTCCTTAAAGTACTACTTAATACTTTAAAACCAATAAACTTTTTATTACTAAAGACTAACCTGTCAGCAATTTCTGCCATTATTTCCTCACAAGCTTTTTGACTACCTGTTGTAGTATCTCCATGAAGCCTGATATTCAAATCTTTAGTGACTTTAACAATTTTATTACTCAGAGTTAACACTGGGTTACCAGCGTCTCTTAGGTATATACCTATTTTATTTCTTGCTTTACCATCAATATCATCAAAAGTTATAGGATATCCAAAGTCCTCAATTAAGTCAGCAAAAGTATTTTTTACTACGTCATTACTAACCATTAAACATCGCCACCTCCTATAACCTCTGACATTACCTCATAAAATGCCTCTTCTAAGAACTTCGCCTGTCCACCATTAGGGTGTTTATTATCTACTAACTCATGCACATATATTGCATAATCTGCGTCATATCTTACCTCAAAACCATCCTCAACTTGCACTACTTTACCAGTACTTTTAAGGAAACCTGTGTCCACAGGTACTTTAGCTTGTGCACGGTCTAGTATTTCAAGAGCAATCTTTAAAGACCTCATTGTAATACCGTGTACAATTAGCTTAACATCTTTACCATCTAAGAATGGTTTATCAATGGCATCGTTACCTGTCCCGTCCAACCATCTAAAATCCATGTCAATAAAATCATTAGCCATTGACTACATACACCTCTCTATAAACGAAGTTGCCAAAGATGTCGTAGTGCTCGTTTACTTTTGTGACTATATAACCGTCTAATCTGTCCTTTACCTTTACATCAGCTGTTGTCTGATATATATACTCTGCATACACAGACTCATTGTCATTGTCTCTCTTATAACCTTTAGGTCCATATCTACACACCTTAATTGTAATAGCACTTTCATACTCTGCCTCATTATATCGGTTATCAGACTTTATATATCTTTCTAACTGTGCCTCTCTGTTGTAAAATCTAGCAAACATCTTTGGCACCTCCTTCCTCTATTTGGTGGGGCGGCTATTATATATTATAATATACGCTTAAAATCAGGCACATACATTATTTTATATAATGTTTACTTAGTTTCATCATCGTATTTTAACTCTGGTAGTCCTGCAATTGATGTGAGTAAAGATAGTATACCAGCTAGAACTGATGCACTAGCTACAATAGTCCAATTGACCTCACTCAATACAGCAGATGTACCAATAGTTGCTACTGCTGTTTGTGCCATAGTTTTTAATGCTCTAATGCCTGCCGCCTTAATCCATCTTTTAAACATATCACAGACCTCCTTATTTAATAAGCATTCCTATTAAGGCACCAATACCAGTACTTACTATGGTCGAAATTATAAATGTTATTGTACTTAGTGCCACCTTACCAGGCTTTTTTTCTATTTCATCTATTCTTTTGTTTTGTTTATCAATCTTTATCTCTTGTTTCTCAATTAATTCCACAACTTCACCGACCTTAGAAGCTAAGTTTTTAACCTCATAACTCATGCCGACTATAGCCTCTGTGTGCTTTGATACATTATCAAGCTTTTCAAATATAACTTTTTGTGTATTCTCTAAAGTTAATAATCTGTCAGATTTATCTTTTAATGAGTTATCTATATTATCAACCTGTTTTTCTAAAGCTGAAAGTCTTAACTCAATAGTACTATTCACATCTACCATATTAACACCTCCACATAACATCATTATAATATTTTATAAGTAATGCTTTAGGTGTTAATATTAGTGTTAA